GACATAGTGATAAATCTGACGATTCTCGTATCGAGGCGACAAAGCAGCCCTCATTCGATCTTCCTTCTTGGTCATTGGCCTAACGTCATCAATCGACAGTGCCAAGCCGTAGGGGCGAATGTAGTTCTCTTTGAGGTCCTTAATAATGATCGCCTGAGCTGCAGTGGACTCAGCACGAATCTTTCGGAAGTTCCACTTATGGTGGAGCATCACAATCTTATCAAAGTACATCTTGATCGAGTCGGTCTTGAACCGTTCGATATCGAGGATGTAGTAAGAGTTCTTGGCATCGACACCAACAACAACAATTGCAGTGTAGTCCGCCTTCTTCTCTACAGAAAATGCAAAGTCAACGGCAGCGAAGATATTAAGTTTGCGTCCATTGTAGTAAGTGTTGCCACCGCTCTGTTGTAAGAGAGACTTTTCGTAGTATTGGAAGTAGTCTCGACTAATGTCCGCAGTTTCGGTATCGTTGGGATCATTGTAGTACTGAGCCCTGAACTGAGTCTTGTCGAGGTACTTGGCTCGCTTCTGTGCGAGGATTCGTGCATCAAACCCAAACTCCTTTCCATCGGCGCGACGCTGACGAGGCCAGAGGAATTCACCGGTGCCATCACCGAGGTCCTCAACCACACGTTCGAAAACTTCGTAGAGAACTTCTTGCTCTTCGAGTAATTCACCATCATCGTCGTATTGATCGACAACAGTGGAGAGTAATTCGTCGTAGAGGTCCTTGGGGTGGTACCGAGTACCTACAGCCCATTCCTTTGCGTCTGCACCTTCAATAGAGGCGAGGAGGGAATACTGTTGCTTGACCTTATCTCGACCTTCGTCGGTGTATGCGTTTTCTTTGACAACCACGTCATCGAGTACAGCGATATCGCAGTGCATACCAGTAATGCCCGTAGTGAGGCCAGCGGTGAAGATCGAGGGGTCTCGGACTGCTTCGGCCTTACGGAGGGGATGATCGAGTGATATTTCATTGTTGGTCCACTTCTCCCGCTTACCCTCATCTTCATTGACCATCTCTGGCCAGTAACGACGATAGATACGACTCGTGAGGATGTCCTTAATGAACTTGAGCTGCTTCTCTGCGAGATTGGCAGTCGACGAGATGTAGAGGATGCGTAGGGTAGGATTGCGGGTTAGTTCCCATGCAACCCGGTATGCGACCATAGCAGACTTACCATGGTCTCGGGGGAGGAGCACGAGTTGGTGCGCCTTTGCATCTTGGCGAGTCCACCAACGGATTAGCTCTTCATGGACTCCCCCGAGAACTCGCTGAGGGTGTACTAACTTAATAAACGTTACGAGGTCGGCCTCTGCGAGAAGCTTAATCTCTTCTGCTTTACTTAAGGCCATTGGGTTCCTTATCGAGCATCAGCTAGGGAGATAATACGAGCGAAGTCGTTTTCGACTACATCGTTCTCCTTGATGAGCTTGTCTGCTTCTTCTTTGATCTTCTGCTTACTCGGTCGACCACGGGTATCCGTCTTATCGGCCCAGCCGCGATCGAGGAGATACTTGTTGACCTGTACGGTATTCTTGGGGTCTTCACTCGACTCGCGCAAATCGCGGAGAGCATTAGACCGAATCTTCATTTCGAGTTCTTCTTTCATTGCTTCATATGAAGGCTTGAACCAAGAACACTCGCGAATCATCTTCCAATGAGACCAAGAGGCAAAGTACTTTTTAGCGAACTCGTACTCGGTCGGATCATTGGCTTCGACAAATAGTCGATGTATACTAGGGTATCCGTTGTGGTCCTCTTGCTTGAGGGTATACAACACGTAATCCCTATTGGGTTCTAAAGCAATTTCGTAGAACAGAGCTTTGAGGTAATGTGTACCACTACTGTTCTTGAATCTCTTTACCACAACTTCGTTGTTGGACGACAAAACAGAAATCCTCTCTTAGTGGTATACGTATATTTGTTTTGCAATAAGCATACCTAGGTAGTTACTCGAATTCGTATACGAACTCTATTAGTATGTCTATTCGAATTCTTATTGAATATACTATATTATACCATATTTTTATTCGAAAGTCAATAGGTAAAATGAAAATAGTTCAAAATCTCATGTCAATCTTTCAGATTTCTAATATTTTCTCTGAGAAATTCTGTGGGGGTAATACTCTATACCTGCGAGGCCCCCCTTCCCCCGGGGTACCCCTCGCCCCGATGAGCGCAGCGGAGGGGACCCATATAGGTCAACAGTGCTGTCCTATTGTTTTATACCTGAGTGAGTGTGTCACCTTTACATACTATAGCATTTGCTTAACCATCTGATATGTCAGCATTACTTACCTATCCATGCCACGCCACGCCCAACCATTAGTTAACCTATTAGTTAAATACCGTCGATAGGTCAGTATCACTGTCCCATTATCCCTCCGTTTGTTCCCTATATGTCCTCAACAGAAACAGGCCACCATCGGCCGATGATTGGTTTTGGAGTGGCGATATCTAGAATTCTCCCTGCCGCCTATGAGCCTGCTAACCCCCTAGGAATCGATGCGACAGCATTGCTGACCTATTACCCCAATAGGATAGATTGCTAATGATTGGCGTATCTATAGATGTATATTCTAATTCCAATAGTTGTTCGTAGAATATATTACCCCACCCAACCATGTGGTATTATACTACTCACTCCTGGGCAATGACGAGTTGGCACGTTTCTTGCTACGCGTCATGCGTTCTCTCTGCGCTTCGCGTGGTCCTATCATTCTTTGCCATGCCCCAATCATTGCCTTAATTGTGCCACAATGTAGGTCCATACCGGGGTTTGTCGCCGCCCGGGAAGGTATCGGGTTGCGAGATGGCGGAGCTATGCCCCGTCAAAGGATGAACGCCCTTGGGGCGTCTAGGTGACCATAGTGGAGCGGTTAGCAGCCACCACGCCAGAGGAACCCTAGCGCAACTGCCCAACTGGGAACGGTCCGAATATCCTGCCACCCGTGAGATACGGGGATAAGCCGGGGTGAATGCGCAAAGGCAAGTTAGTCCAACGTAACGGGAGATGGACCAATCATTAGGCAATAGCTTAAGTGTTCGGTCCTATCACTCTCAGACGGTCTAACCCAAAGGTTGCGCAGGATAACGGGGAAACCGCAAAGGATAAGCCATAATGGCAAGGAATAGCGGCATGGTACCGGGCAAGAGGAATAGATTAGTTGATCGATCATTAGTAACTGTTACGGGCGAACATGATTGCATGGCATAAAGAGCGACTAATCGGGACACAGCACTAACTGTAATACTCTTAAAACAAATATAGATTAAACACGTCTTAGACATGACTTGGTTTAACTGAGTGACCATCAGTAAAACAAACCGGGCAATATGTTAGTGAGACAACAATCGCTAGGTCTTAACCCGTTCGTTATTTGGACGGGTTATACATGGCGATAGACTTAGGCGCATGGTGCGACTTAGGCAACTGACCATGATTTGGAGAATACAAAATGGCAACCGCAAAGATTATCACTTACACCACGCTTTCTGACTTCGAAGCAGTGGCAAAGCGCATTAAGACTGCAACGGGTAACGTGTTTGCTTTGATGCAGTCCGCAACTGTTGCTGCACTTGAGCATATCGAAAAGCATGGCAATGTTTGCATGCTCGAACCGCTCGCCGATGCTGCAAAGTACTTCAAGAGCAAGTCTCTCTCTGACAAGTGGCAAGCATACGTGCTCGCTCATTCGTGGTTCGTCTACAACCCCCGCGAATTGAAGGGCAAGGCACTCAAGGACGCCAACTTTGCGTCGCTCTATGTCAAGGATCGGGCGCGCAAGATGGATTTGGACGGTGCGCGTGCCACCTCTTGGCATGAATTCGAACTGCCGAGTGCTTCGGGCAATGACAAGCCCGTCAAGGCAGGTGACGCGGTGTCGGCATTCGTCAAGCGTTTGCAAAAGCTCATCGATGCAGACAAGTTGACGGACGCAACAGGCGCGACCATTGGCATGGCTGACTTGCGTGCCATGATCAAGGCGGAATGCGAAAGCCTCAAGGCAAAGCAAAAGACCGTCGTTGATACTGGCAAGGCACCGGCTGACACTGATGCAACCAATTCGCCTGCCAAGGTCAAGGCTTCCAAGCCGCGCAAGACGGCAATCGTGACTGTGCTCCCGACGCCTGTTGCACCGTCTAAGGCAGCCTAAACGAATACGAATTGAGGAGGGGGGCGCAAGCTCTCCTCTTTTTTTTTATCTTCCTATCATCATCGGGCACAAGAAGGGGCTGCGGCCATGTATAGTGAGCACTATCTCGCTTGGTTCGTGTACAAGAATTACCGTGCGGAGGGTAAGGAACTTTCCGCCGAAGGTGTGCAAGCAATCCTCATTCAATCCATAAAGTAGGATTCCGAAATGTACGTCATACAAGGAAAGATGCCCCACACAGGTTTGTGGGAGGACTTGGAGACTAACAACGATATTGAAGAAGTAATTCACAATTACTACACAATTCGTTTACGTCACAAGCATGAAGAGTTTCGGTTAGTTCTGATTCTCCCGTAAACAATCGCTTTGCGACTGGCCTAGGTAGCATTAGATATGACCAATGCGCCGCACTGTTAATGCGGGGATATTGTGGTAAAAATCCACACATGGCTAGTCACATGGCAATTGTGCCAAGTCCGACTATCAATAAATGGAGCTATAAATGACCAAGTTCAACTATGTCTCGAAGAATGCCGATTTCTACCCGGTCACCTTCCGCATTTATCACCTGAATGCCTATGGCAAGAACAAGGGCAAGGTCGATCCCGATTCGGTGCATACCGTCACGCTCTATCGCAGTGTCGTCGTCGGCAATACCGAGAGCGTTGGCAAGGTGATCGAACGCCTCAAGGCCATGCTCGGTGAAAGCTCCAAGTTCCAGTTGGTTGCGGCCAAGGAAGCCGATCACGAACGCGCCGCACGTATGGTGCGTGACGATCTCGAAGTGGTGAGCGAGATTCTCAACAACGGCAATCTGCCTGCCGATCCTATCATCATCGAACAGGCACCGGCATCGACCGTCCTGCGTCCGAGCAAGGCTGCCTAAAATGTCAACAGTCGTCAAAGCTTTGTTGAATGCCGTCAACACGGCAAAAATTGAACACAGAAAAATCGATGCCGTCGGGATTAGCAGAATAACTTTCTGCACCAGCGCAGGTGTAAGAATCTCCTGTGAATGGTTCTCTGACGGCACTGTTTACTGCCTACGAATCGACTATAAAGATTACTCGGGCTCACGTTTTGACGCCCAACTCGTCATCGATGAGGCACGCAAGCGTGCTTCTAAGCTGATCGAAGAAGACACAGACGAAATTCTCAAAAAACTTGGGTACTAACCCAATGCGCATGTGGTGGAATGGTAGACACGGGGGACTTAAAATCCCCTACCATAAACGGTGTGTAGGTTCGAGTCCTATCATGCGCACCAGTATCGCCGTTGGCTCACTACGCCTTCGGCTTTGAATCATCAACAACGAGGACTACCAAAATGAACAGCGTTTCTTTTCTCCTCTGGATTTCTGATATCGTTCAGAACCTCCAGATGCCTCTCACCTTTCTCGCAATCTTCACCTTTCTTCTCGCCGGTTCTCCGTTTGTATTCGCCATGTTTGGCGTGTACCACGAACCGAAAAAGTACACGAAAGAAACACGTGATTCGAAGACCGGAGAACGCACCACGCACGAAATCACGTATAGCGAGTGGTACGACAGCCGGTACTCGTTCGGGTCTAATACACGCGCCGAAGATCAAAACGAAGTGTGGGTACGCTTCTTTCCCAAGGCTCGGCGCTGGGCATGGCTCACGATTCCGCTGTTCCTCATCGTGTTCTCGGCATCGGTGATTCGTCCCGAACGCAATACCCTCCTCGCTATCGCAGCATCCGAGTATGCCGAAGACTTCGCGGCTACCCCGGTGGGTGGTGAGGTCGGTGAACTCGCTCTCGATACCCTCAAACTTCTCCGTCAGAAGCTCGGTGAAGAACTCAATAAGGTAGCTCAGTAACATGACCCGTATTCAAGAACTCATGCTTGTGTTTGCCTTCTGGTATTGCGTCGGCCAACTCGCATCAACTATCCTCATGTTGGTACTGTAACATGTACACGGCAATAGGAGGCAGTTATGTCGACTGAAGCAGAACTCTACTGGTGGTGGTACTCAAATGCCAAAGAGTAGCAAACGTACCAACTATGCATACAAGCGTGTACCCAAGTGGTGGTGGCACGCTTTTGTGTATCTCATCCGTATGAATACCCCTCCCAAGTGGATCGGTAAGATGACGTACGATGGTAACTACTACCAGTACTTCCTCACCGACACGAAGGACAACTACATTCTCGACAAGGTAACTGGGGTTATCCTCAAGAAGGTTTAACATGGCAAAAGAAATCACAGACGAAGAGTATGCGCAGTTCTGCCTATGGCGTGATGAGAACCGTCGTCGTTCTCTCATCGATTCCATTAGCAAGAAGCGCACTAGGCGTGGACGTGAAGTAACACTCAACGAAGTCCTCTATGGTATAAGTCTCGATACCCTCGCTCGTGTCGAGAATGAATTCAACCCTTTGGTCGAAACACGCGAGCCCGTCGGCAACGAAGACGTCACAGTTAACGTTCGTCCTCAGGCAGCACGCAATTGGGTGGTAGCAGACGATACGATCAATGACTTCATTGCTACTCTACCAACAGGCGCAGGACCTAGATAATGACACAACTCGTATTCGTATACGGTACCCTCAAACGTGGTTATTGGAACAACGGCCTCCTATCACGCGCAAAGTTCCTCGCCGAGGGTACCACCGTACCCGATACATTCTCCATGTACGATGGGGGATTCCCATATGTCACTAAGGATGGTATCTGCCGTATCCGTGGTGAAGTGTGGGAGGTCACCGATGCATTGACTATGGAAAACCTCGATCGCCTCGAAGGTGTGCCGCATCATTATGTCCGCAAGGAAGTCGAAATCGAACTCGACGATGATGAAGCAGAACCAACTTTCGACGGTATCAAGCGGCGTGCCGATGCCTACATGTATATCGCCTCTGCTCATACTCAGCGTAGTCTCGAAAACAACTCCGGTAGGTACAAGATTTCACCCGATGTATCTAACATCGTCGAATGGGAGAAAAGGTAAATGTGGAGAACTTCCGCAATTAGCGGTACTTGCAATAGTACCGAACTTCGATGGGATGGGTCGATTTCCAATTTCAAATTCACCCGAAAGAGTGAGTTAAAGAGGTCAATTGCTATGGTAACAGGCAATCTCAACCCCGTAATCATTCTCACCGATGGATTCGAGGGCCGCATCATCGAATGCCTCATCAAGGTTGGTTTCGTCGATCATGCTCTCTCTGAGGGTATCCACGTCTTGACCGCAGAAGGGACACAACTCAACGTTCATCAGCAGAAAAACGATAACTACCCAACTCAGGAAGAGTTTGCCGCCGGTGCCGTAGAGTGGGAAAAGCGCGAAGTTAAGCAGTTCCGTGAAGGTGACCTCGTTGGCTACGTCCACACTCCAGAACTTATTCTTCAGCTCGGTAAACCAAATCCACACAATCCACAAAAGTTTTTGCAGTTTCGTTATTACGATCGTAATTCGACTATACCTGCACCGTGGCAAACGTACACTGTAGCTAGACAACACACTGTTGCTGATGGGTGGAATTTTGCTGATTCATACCGTCTGGTCGTCCCGGTGCCGGTAAAGGAAGAACCCGAAGCGGAGGATTTGCTCTAAAAATGACCATCCTATCACAAAACTTGCGTGCCGGTGCTGTATACCTCTATGACTTGGGTCATGCACACGGTCGCTACACCTACCCTTCGTACGAAGAATTCGTGACCGCTGTTGCTGCCTTGGCAACCGGTGTGAATAGTGTGTGCTACACGAACAATGGTCAGACTGTCGAACGTGAATGGCTCAATAAGATTGGCTATTCCTCCGTCGGGATTGGTTCGCGTATGTGTTTTCATACTCTCTCCGCCGATAAGTCCGCCAAGATTTTTGGCGAAATCGAAAAGGCTAACAAGGAAGCCAAGGAGAAGGCACTAGGGGCATACAACGCCAAGTACCAAGCATGGCTCGAACAGGCCCTAAAGGAAGGCCGCTCGCATCCATTCTATGACATTCGTGTGGGTGATCATGTCTACCCGAGGACACATATCCTCAAGGACATGAACCTGCATCCCGACTGGACGGACAGACCAACCCGAGAGGTTATTAGAGTTGAGGGCCAACGCTTCTGGCTTCAAACTAAGTCTTGGGACTATGACGGTGGTTTCGACATCAACAAGTATTCGAGGTTTCTCCCAAAATGAACCACACTTCAACTATTGGCTGCTGTGCGGCCGGTTTAGTCTACAATATCGGTGGTGCTCACGGCCACAA